AAACAGGCAAACTTGCTGAAAGGGAGCAAGAAGATTTTTTAACACAGTAGAGGAGAAAGACCGATGGATTCTGCAGAGAACACCCAGGAAGGTAGATTTGAAAGAGTAAGAGAAGGTTCAGCAGAAGATGCTGCAAACCAAATCCTTAATATGTGGGACTCACAAGAGCAAACCGCAAGCGAGGAAACCGATACCCCTGTTGACGAGGAAGTGGTAGAGGAAACAGAGGAAGCTGAAGAGGTAGAAGAAGAAGCCCCTGAAGAAGAAGGACAAGCTGAAGAAGAAACCGAAGAAGAGGTAGCCGAAGAAGAAGAAGAAGAAACTGAAATAGTAGCCGAAGAAGATTTAATGTATACCATTAAGGTAGACGGAGAAGAATTAGAGGTTGGTATTGACGAACTTAAGAACGGATACCAAAGGCAAGCTGACTATACTCGTAAGTCTCAAGCATTAGCAGAGCAGCGTAAGGAGACGGAGCAAATCCAGTCCGAGCGTATGCGACTAGAGCAAGAGAGGCAAATGTACGCAAATGGTTTACAGATGTTGCAAGAGCAACAATCAGCCAAACTGAAAGACTTTGATAATGTTGATTGGGAAGGATTAAAAACCGAAGACCCTTATCAATATATGATAAAGAAAGATGAGTACCGAGATGCACAGGAAAGGATTACTAATCTTGTACAAGAACAACAAGCTGTTCAACAAGAACAAACGCAACAAGCTCAACAAGCAAGAGCACATTTTGTTCAACAAGAATATAGTAGATTAATAGAAGCCTTACCTGAATGGAATGATAATAAGTCTACGATTAAAAAAGATGTACAAGACTATGCTATTTCTGCTGGATTTCTTCCAGAAGAAGTTAACCAATTAGCTGACCATCGTAGTATTCTTGTAATTAAGAAAGCTATGGAATACGACAAGCTAACAACAAAAGTTGCTCCTAAGAAGAAAGCAGTTAAGAAAGTTCCAAAAGTACAAAAGTCTGGAAGAGGAAATTCAAAGGAAGATGTAGCTGCTGAAGCTATTAAGAAAAAGCGTGCAAGGTTACAGAAGTCAGGTAAACAACATGATGCCGCTTCTGTCTTTTATGATATGCTTTAAGGAGATAGGATAATGCCTACGCAATTTAAGACATACGATGCAACTGCAATCCGTGAGGATTTGTCAGATGTCATCTATGATATTTCACCAACAGATACTCCGTTTTTATCCAGTATTACTGGTAAAGGCTCAGTATCTAACACTCTATTTGAGTGGCAAACAGAAGCACTAGCTGCTGCTGTAATTAATAACTACCACGTTGAAGGAGCAGCTGCCGGAACAGCAGCGACTACTGCTACAACTCGTGTATCTAACCAAACACAAATCTCTAAAAAGGTTGTTGAGGTTACTGGTACACACGAAAAAGTTAACAACGCTGGTAAGAAGTCAGAAATGGCTCACCAACTAGCAAAGGCTTCTAAAGAGCTTAAGCGTGATATGGAAGGTTCACTACTAGCTGACAATGCTGCTGCTGCGGGTAACGCAACAACTGCTCGTGAGACTCGTGGTGCTGCCCATTGGATTACAACTAATGTTGTAGACGCTGGTACTTCTAGTACTGACGCTGCAATGGTTGAAGCCGATGTTCTTTTAGCTGCTGAAAAAGTATGGACACAAGGCGGTGAAGCGTCTACTATCCTACTTGGTGCAACTAACAAGAAGTTAATCACAGCTATGAATGGTCGTGCTGATGCAATTCGCTCAGTAGCAGATAACAATATGACTATCCAAAACTCAGTTGATGTATATGTATCAGACTTTGGTACTTACAACATCATTATGGATAGATTCTGCAATCAGGACATTGTATACTTCCTAGACCACGATATGTGGTCAGTTGACTACTTGCGTGATTTCCAAACTGTGGACATTGCAAGAGAAGGTGACTCAGAGAAGAAAATGCTTCTAGTTGAGTATGGTCTAAGATGTGGCAACGAAGCTGCCAACGCTAAGATTAGATACACTACTGGTTAATATAACCA